TGGCATTCTCAATCGAGAAGACCAGCGTTGTTGCTAAGTCTCGTCAGTTGAAAGCTGAATACTCAATCGAACTTGCACAAGACTTGAAATCAGTTCATGGTCTTGATGCTGAAGGCGAATTGAGCAACATTCTTTCTACAGAAATTTTGGCTGAAATCAATCGTGAAGTTATCCGTACAATCTACACCTCTGCTAAAGTTGGTGCACAACAAGGTACTGCTACTGCTGGTACTTTTGACTTGGACGTTGACTCTAATGGTCGTTGGTCTGTTGAGAAATTCAAAGGTCTCTTGTTTCAAATCGAACGTGAAGCAAATGCTATCGCTCAAGCAACTCGTCGTGGCAAGGGTAACTTCATTGTTTGCTCAAGCGACGTAGCTTCTGCATTGGCAATGGCTGGTGTTCTTGACTATGCTCCTGCATTGTCTACTAGCTTGAATGTTGATGAATCTTCAACAGTGTTTGCTGGTGTGTTGAATGGTCGTTACAAAGTATATGTTGATCCATATACCGTTGCTAACGCTTCTGCTGGTACTGGTCAACAGTTCTTCATGGCTGGTTACAAAGGCACTTCCGCTTTTGACGCTGGTGTGTTCTACTGCCCATACGTTCCACTTCAGTTGGTTCGTGCAGTTGACCCATCTACTTTCCAACCAAAGATTGGTTTCAAGACTCGCTACGGCATGGTCGCAAACCCATTCACTTCTTTGGATGCTGCTGGTGATGGCTTGTCTTCTGGCAACAACTACTACTACCGCAAAGTTAAGGTTAACAACTTGATGTAATCGAGTTTTAAACCTACGCAAGATAGGTACTTTAAAAGGGAGGCTTCGGTCTCCCTTTTTTTGTTATAAATAATAGTATGACTACAATTACTTCAACTCCACCAAACATCAATCCATTGAATCCCAATGGATATCGTTTTGTTATTCAGAAACTGCCAGCATTGACTTACTTTTCTCAGCAAGTTAATCTGCCAGGAATTACGCTGGGTGAACCAGAATTCGCAAACCCATTTGCTTCTGTCCCAGTACCTGGAGATAGATTGACCTATGATGCACTCACGTTAGAGTTTCTTGTTGATGAAGACATGAAAAATTATCTTGCTGTGCATAATTGGATCGTGGCACTTGGTTTCCCGCAGACTTATCAACAGTATATAAATTTCACTAACCAAGATGACATCAGCACATTGAATGAGTTAGCAACTAACTACTCTGATGGCACTTTGCAAATTCTTGACAACAGTAATATAGTTTCTAAAACTGTTCAATTCATTGACATGTTTCCAACCTCTCTAGAATCCCTTACCTTCCAATCAACAAGTACAGACGTTAACTATCTTGTTGGAAGAGCAACCTTTCGCTTTTCTTATTACCAATTTGTAAGCAATTGACTTTTACAATAAATTGATGTATAATGGGTGGAAACACCCATGGAGTTATTATGAACATTGAACAGCTACAGGAAGAGTGGGACAACGATACCCATATAGACGACAATCATCTAGATCGTGAAGCGATCAAGACAAGTCAGCTACACGCAAAATATCTACGGCATCTGATTCAATCAAAGTTGAAGTTGGCAAAGATGCGTGCTGACTACAACACACTTCGTCAGGCTAAGTTTCGCTACTATCGTGGTGAGATGGGTCGTGATGAATTAACAGAGCGCAGTTGGAATCAGTGGCAAGGTGTCAAGCCACTTAAGAACGAGATGGATGAATTCCTTACAGGTGATTCGGATCTCAATTTGTTAAATACTAAAATCGAATACATCGCAACGATGGTATACATGCTTGAATCAGTGCTTACTCAGGTTAAATCCAGAGACTGGCAGATTCGCTCGGCAGTTGATTTTAAAAAGTTTGTTGCTGGTGGATAATGAAGATAACAATTGAAAAAGTAAACCATGTTAATCTGAGAGTATTCTCAGATCCCTCAGTAGAACAAGAACTCTCTGACTTCTTTACCTATGAATATCCAGGTGCTAGGTTCACTCCTCAGTATAGAGCAAGACTGTGGGACGGTAAAGTCCGTATGTACGATATGTACCGCAAGTCTCTATACGTTGGTTTACTTCGTTATGTGCAAGAGTTTGCAGCACGCAACAAGTATGAATTAGAATATGTCAATGACGTAGTCACTACCAGCGAGATAACACCAGAGCAGGTAATGGACTATGCGAAATGGTTGGAACCAATGGGTCATGGCAAACCTATTGAGATTCGTGACTATCAGGTAGAAGCAGTTACAGAAGCGATTCGCAATGAACGCATTCTACTGTTATCTCCAACTGCCTCAGGCAAATCTTTTATTATCTACACAACAATGCGCCATCATCTAGAAGCTGGTCGCAAGTGTATCATCATCGTTCCAACTACATCGTTAGTTGAACAGTTGTTTGCGGACTTTGAAGATTACTCATCTGCCAATGGATGGAAGACTTCACATCACTGTCAGAAACTTTACTCTGGTTTCACTAAGGACTTCTCAAGAGATGTTCTTATCACCACATGGCAGTCTGTGTATCTACAACCTAAGTCATGGTTTCAAAACTTCGATGTTATCTTCGGTGATGAAGCACATCAGTTTAAAGCAAAGTCTCTTACCACTGTAATGGAAAAGATGGATCAGGTGCGTTACCGTATCGGAACCACAGGTACACTGGACAACAAGAAGATTCATCGCTTAGTTCTTGAAGGTATGTTTGGTCCAGTGCATCGAGTGACCACTACCAAGGAACTGATGGACTCACATCGACTTGCCATGCTAAATATAACATGTATAGTGTTAAAGTACGATGAGCCTACTCGTCAGAGCAGAAGTAAAAATCTGTACCAAGATGAGATGTCTTTTATCGTTTCTCACGAAAAACGTAACAATTTTATACGAAATTTAGCACTTAATTGCACGGGTAACACTTTGGTTCTCTTTCAATATGTTGAGAAACATGGAAAGGTATTGCATGACCTTATACAAGAAAAGGCGCACGATGGCAGAAAGATATTTTTTGTCTTCGGGGGTACTGCTACCGCCGATCGTGAAGCAATTAGACATATCACCGAGAGTGAGTCGGATGCTATCATTATTGCATCGTATGGGACTTTTTCGACTGGTATTAATATACCTTCGTTGGAGAATGTTATATTTGCGTCGCCAACGAAAAGCAAGATCCGTAACTTACAATCGATAGGTCGTGGGTTGCGTCTGAAGGATGGAAAGACAGAGTGTAACCTGTACGACCTTGCAGATGACCTTCACTGGAAGTCATGGAAGAATCATACATTGAATCACTTTGCCGAACGTGTTAAAACTTATGCAGAAGAAAAATTCACATACAAACTTGTAGAGGTTACGCTTTGACACTTGAACCCAACCAATCTTATGTAATTCTGAAACTTGTCAGCGGAGAACAGTTGATGGGTGTTAGAACTGAGGAAACAGAAAACGATATTACTGTTATGTTTCCAATGACTCTACGACAGTATCCTGTGCAACGTGAAGATGGAACAGTTGGTGAAACTATCACTGGCGGTCCATTCTGTCAGTTCGCAACAGACCGCATATTTACAATCCCCAAAGCTGCTGTTATGTTTAACAAACCACTTCATGAGATGTTGGTTCCATTCTACGTACGTATGGTAAACCAGTATGAAAGATTGATTGAAGTTCCCCAGTCTATGTTTATGAATGAGGAAGAAGAACAAGAAGCAATCACAGTTGAGGATGTTGAGAAAGCTGTAGACCGACTTGCTGCCATCATGTATGGCGATAAGAAACACAGCGAGGAGAAGGAAGTAGATGGTTACTTCATTGAGGGTAACGACACAATCCATTAGTTCGATTGATCATCCTTGACACCGACCATTATGCCTGTTGTCAAGGTTGGAAGCAAGTTTGGAAGTGAAATAGTTTCCAACTTGCTTTTTTCACTTTAATGGAGTATACTATTGATTAGATCTCTTGTAGATCGGAAAATATAAATGGCCAAAGCACACTACGTTAACAACGCTGAGTTTTATGAAGCGATAAAAGAATACCATGAAAAGGTAAAAGCTGCAGAGGAGGCAGGGGAAGAAAAACCTCGTGTAACAAACTACCTCGGTGACTGTATTCTTAAAATCGCAACACATCTATCATACAAACCAAACTTCATTAACTACTCTTATCGTGAGGAAATGATATCGGATGGATTGGAAAACTGTCTTCAGTATTTCACTAACTTTGATCCCACCAAATCAAAGAACCCATTTGCTTACTTCACACAGATTATCTACTACGCTTTTCTTCGTCGTATAGCAAAGGAAAAGAAGCAGACATTCATCAAGAACAAGATTATAATGGAGATGCCATTTGATGCGTTTGAGTTACAAGATCATGATGAAAGTGGTACATACAACAATGCATACTTAGATTTTCTACAAAACAATAATGACTTTGAAGACCCATATGCCAAGAAGAAAGCAAAGAAACTTGCTGCTGCGAAAGCAAAGACTCTTGAGAACTTTATGGATGGTATAGAAATTAATGATGAGGTGAGTGATAACGATGGACCCCTACCTTAGACAATTATTGAGTTCGCATGGTATACGTGATGTGGTACGTAGTTACCCACCTGTTAGAAGAAGAAGGCGTAAAGGTAACCGTAAATCGAAAAAAACACTAAAGCATTTTACCTGGGATGCTATGGATAAACTTTTAAACTGTGGACGTATTATGGAAAATAATGAAAAAATATTCTTGGGCGTAAGTGATTTTGATGATCTGATCACTTCAGATCTCTTGCAAAAACGTATTGCTGCTGGCAAAAATACGGTGCATCGTGAAACAACAGTACTATGTAATCGTGAGACATGGGCAACATGGGCAGAGAACGAATATCAAGACGTTCTGTATGTTCAGGGTAGCAGTTCCAATGGCTTTATTATCTTCGTGAAAGAATCAAACTATATTACTTACAGTGTTGATAGCAATACAACAACTATTCGTGCTTTCGGTGATGTTGACTTCTGCGAAAATGTTATTGTCACTGTTGAAGAAAAGTTTGACATCGTTACTTCCCACATCGAGTGGGTATACGGTAGTCAGGGTGAATCTGTCAACGTGCCATTGAATCGTGATCGTCTTCCAGTTGAAGAGATGTATCCTTTCCTTAAAGGTGAGACGCTGGAATCATACTACCATCGTTACTTGGAATCGTCAGCAAACATTCTGTTGTTGATTGGACCTCCAGGCACTGGTAAAACCACATTCATTCGTGGTATGCTTGCACTAACAAATTCTTCAGCCATCGTTTCATACGATTCTCAGATCCTTGAGAAGGATAGTTTCTTTGCTCGCTTCATTGAAGGTGATGAAACAATCATGGTGTTGGAAGACAGTGATGCATTCTTGAAGTCACGTAGCGATGGTAATACAATGATGCACCGATTCCTAAACGTAGGTGATGGTCTTGTAACTACCAAAGGTAAGAAGATGATCTTCTCTACTAACCTTCCAAGCATTCGTGACATTGACTCTGCTCTTGTAAGACCTGGACGTTGCTTTGACATTGTTACCTTTGAAAATCTTACACAGGAAGAAGCAGAGTTGCTTGCAAAGAGACTTGAGGTTAAACTTGATGGTACGCAAGACAAGTGGTCTATTGCTGAGGTATTCAACAAGCAGACCAATAAACCTAAAGAAAGAAAGGTCGGGTTCATTTGAGAGTAGCCATTATCACAGACCAGCACTTCGGTGCACGTAACGACAGTCAGGCATTTCTCGACTTCTACGAAAAATTCTATGACAATACTTTCTTTCCAGCACTAGAAGACAATGAAATCAAAACTGTTCTCATTCTCGGTGATACCTTTGATAGACGCAAGTATGTAAACTTCTATTCACTGGGTCGTGCCAAAAAAATGTTCTTTGACAAGTTGGCAGAGAAAGATATTGATGTGATCATGATTGCAGGTAACCATGACACATACTTCAAGAACACCAATGAAGTCAACTCTCCTGAGTTACTGCTGAAGGAATACAAGAACATTCAGATTATCGATGAGGCAGTGACTCTCGATGTGCATGGTACAGACATTTGTTTTGCGCCATGGATCTGCACAGATAATTATGAACACTCCGTGCAAACAATGAAAGAATCCAAGGCAGAAATCTGCATGGGTCACTTTGAGATTGCTGGCTTCGCAATGTACAGAGGAATGCAAAGTAATGAAGGATTCGCAACCGACACTTTTAGAAAGTTTGATCTGGTATTCAGTGGTCATTATCATCACCGCAGTAATGACAACCATATCTATTACCTCGGGAATCCTTACGAACTAACATGGCAAGACTATAACGATCCTCGTGGTTTCCATCTGTTTGATCTCGACACACGACAGTTGGAATTTATTCAAAACCCATACACGATGTTTGCTCGTCTTGAGTATGATGACACTGGCACACTGGAAGATCTAGATACTTTGGATCTGCAAGGTAAGTATGTAAAGTTAGTTGTTGTCAACAAAACTGACTATTACAAATTTGACAAATACGTTCAAAAGCTGTATACTAAGGGCTGTGCCGAGATCAAGATCGTTGAAGATCTCTCGGAGTTTAACGAAGGTGAAGTTTCATCAGATATCAATCTGGAAGATACGCTAGATGTACTAAGTAATTATATCGACTCTATTCAAACAGATGTCGATAAAGAAAAGATTAAAACATTCATGCGTACCCTTTACACAGAGGCAGTCAACATCGAAGTATGAAAAAGGCAAAAACAGACAAGGGTTGGGCTGGACATAAGTTGTTTGGGTATACCTATAATGACAGAGATATAAGAACCAATGAGGACAAGTATCAGGATGCTGTACTTGAGAACCTAGAGAAAAAAATAAAGCCAAAGAAGTCAAAAAAAGTGAAGAAATAAGGAATTACGTTGATTATATTTAAATCCATAAGTTGGATGAATTTTCTTTCAACTGGAAACTCAGCTAACACAGTTCTTCTTGACAAATCCCCTACTACTCTTATCATTGGTCGCAATGGTGAGGGTAAGTCCACAATCCTTGATGCACTCTGCTTTGCACTGTTCGGCAAACCATTCCGCAACATCAACAAAGGTCAGCTGGTAAACAGCATCAACCAAAAGAATTGCATGGTAGAGATTAAATTCTCTGTTGCAAATGTTGAGTATCGTATTCGTCGTGGTATCAAACCAAATCTGTTTGAGATCTATCAGAACGATGTGCTAATGAATCAGGACTCTGCTGCCAGAGACTATCAAAAGATTCTTGAGCAACAAATTCTTCGATTGAACTACAAGACATTTACTCAGGTAGTTATCCTGGGATCAGCATCGTTTGTTCCCTTCATGCAACTTCCATCCAATCAACGTCGTGAAGTGATCGAAGACATTCTTGATATTAAAATTTTCTCAACGATGAATCAGTTGTTGAAGGAAAAGATAAGCGAGACCAAAGATGATATTACGAAAATTGAGAACCAGATCTCCACTGCAAAGACAAAGGTTGAATCGCAACAAGCAATCATCAAGACAATTACTGAAGCGAAAACCACTGCCATCGAAAATATCAAATCAAAGATTCTTACAAACTCTGCTGAGATTCTAC